CATCCAAAGGCAGCTGCCGCGCGCAATAGCGCGGCAGCAACCATTGCCCTCTTATCCCGTAGCCTCGGTCGATCCCTTGTAATGTTCCAGGGATCCCTGGCTGATGAGAGGCAGGGCCGTGAATTCTCCAACGTCATCATGAGTGCTAAGGAACTCTCGATGCCAACCAGGGAATTCAAACCTGAGCCACACGCCTTAATTGGTATGGTGGATGCAGATATGGAGGCAGATATGAACGTGATGCTCACGAAACACGTTCACCCTTATGTCATCTATACATTTCAGCCAAGTGCTGTGGCAAAAGATGCTGGGGAATATACCTTTACCTTCGACGCGCAAGATATGGTCCATTATCGCGTGGGGGGTGGAGGCTTATACACACACAAAGTCTGGTCGTATGGTTACGATACCATAGTGGCCACGAAGGGTGATTACTTCGGATATAGACATGTGATCTACTCGGTAGATAGGCGTAAAGTAGATGAGGACCACCAGATGATCCTCCTAGTGCCCTTGTGTCGAATCAACTCACCCATATTTGACTTGACTTCTTGGATTGCCACCACGGGAAACTACGTGCGGCACCTTAAGGTCAGTCATGGAAGCTCACTGGTGTTAGACGTAGCTACGTCCACTGGGTTGAAGCGCTCAATCGGTGAGGTGAACAAATATAATGAAGCAACTGTTGAAGCAGGAACCGATGATGCCCTTTCAGCCATCAGCCAATTGAGCAAGCTAGACTTGAACGTTGCCCAGGTCAAAAGTGTGACCCAAAACACTGACTATTCACATGCCACAGCGTTGGCAAAACACCACCGCAAGAATCCCACTGGTAACGCTGACGCCGTTTATCCAGTAGACCAAGCGGTTGTGACATACCATTACTATGCTGAAATGTACGATTGGGACGCAAAAGGAAGCGTCCACGCGTTCATGAACCCTTTTATATTGGGCTGCCACGCCCCGGCCAAGAGCCTGGGGAATGAGGTGGCATCAGCCTGCGAGCGAGTCACTAAGCTCAAAGCAGAGGTGATGGCTATAACGCCAACTATGGCTAAGTTGATGGCAGAATTTGTCGATCAACTTATCCCACACAAGTACCAGGGTATCCCAACCACCCTGGACTATGTGCGAGAGAAACAATGCAGGAGGACGCAGCTGCAGATCTTGGACCAAGCCATGGATAAAACTGAGCTGGCATCGGATAAGCCTCTCAGCTCATTCATGAAGTTAGAGTCCTATGACGAGCCGAAACCTCCACGCATGATCACTACATACCCCGGCACCACCAAGATGAACTATTCTAGGTATGTGTATGCCTTTTCATCCCATTTGCGCACTGCCCCATGGTACGCATTTGGCAAAACGCCCAG